TTAGATCACCCCTTGTCCGTCTATTCCCACCGCCGACGACGGCAGCAGGCCGCCGGTGACGACGATGGGCGTCTTGTCGGGCACGCGGTCGTAGAGGTCGATGATGTCCTGGTTGATCAGCCGCACGCAGCCGGACGAGACCGACTTGCCGATGGAAAACCATTCCGGCGAGCCGTGCAGGCGGTAGAGCGTGTCCTTGCCGTCCTGGAAGATGTAGAGGGCGCGGGCGCCGAGCGGGTTCTGGATGCCCGGCTGCATGCCGCCCTCCCACTCGTTGGTGCCGGGGATCTGGCGGGCGCGGTACTGCTCGAGCTCGGGCTGGCGGTCGATCATCTCGTTGGGCGGAAACCAGCGCGGCCACTTCTGCTTCCACTCGATGACGCCGCGGCCGGCCCACTCGAAACCTTCGCGGCCGAGGCCGACGCCGTAGCGGATGGCCTGGCCGCCTTCGCGGGTGAGGTAGAGGAAGTGGCTGGAGGTGTCGATGACGACTGTGCCGGGCGGCTCGCCGGTCGGGTTGTCGATGACCTGCCGGTAGTAGCGCGGATCGATCTGCTCGATCGGCACGGCGGGGATGTCGTAGCCCTCGTCGAACATCGCGGCATAGATGGCGCGGGGGTCGCCGAAGTTCTGTTCGGTGCCGAACGGCGTCAGCGGCGGCAGCGGCCCGCCCTCGGTCGAGGCGACCTCGCGGCTCGGATTGCTCGCGCAGGCGGGGAGGGCGGCGGTCGCCATCACGGCGAGCATGGTGCGGCGGCTGATCTGCATGCGAATCTCATAGCACGGTTCGGCCCGCCCGCAACGCGTGGAGGGATGGGAGGTTCCCAGGGGGTAGCGCGGCGCCGTCGCCACGGCTGACCTGGTTGCTACTTTCTAGGAAAAAATTCCTTGACACCGTGACGGTGCTTTGCTAGAGTTTCGCTATCGTCGGAAAAGTGCGGGCGGCGGAGAGTTGGTGCAGGGCCGCACAGGTTGCACCGACCCCGCTGGTCGCTGCGCGGCCAGCTCCTCCTCGAGGGGGAGATACGCGGCGGTACTCTTTTCGCAAACACAGGATCGTTCCATGCCCCGTAGACCGCTGGCGCAACAGCGGGCGCTGCGCGCGCTCGCCGAGGGCGCGAAGGCGACGCTCGACCTGCTGGCCGATGCCAGCGGGCGGTCGCTAAAAATGCTGAGGCGGGATGCCGAGAGCGAGGGCTGGGCTCTGGACCGCGCGCCGCAGGAGGATGTGGCCGCGCGTGTCCGCGCCATCGCCGCCATGCTGCTCGACCATATCGAGGCGATGGGGCGGGCGGCGCTCGAGGAAGGGCGCAAGATCAGTAAGTCGGACGTCGACACGGCGCTGGCGCTGGTGCGCAGCCTGGAGAAGATCGGCGAAGTCATGCGGCCGGAAGAAGCCGCCAAGGAGAACCAGATCAGAGAGGATGAGCAATTGGCCGCCGTACTCGAACGCATGGACGAACGCATTATCGAACTTGCCCGTGAGCTCGCAGCTCAAATGGTTGCGGAGGCATGTGGGCCTGGACGGAGCGTGGCTGGCAAGGAATGAGTGGTGGAGATACGCCTTCCTCGCCCAGTATCCGTTGATGCGGATGCAGCCGCCCATCTGGCTGGTGAGCGGCGGGCAAGACGCGGCTAGGCGCCGAATGGGTGAACGGACTGGTGCGCGGTCTTCCACCCTTCACCGCGGCGGGGCAGCGCTACGGCGTGATCGCGCTGGTCGGCGAGACGCTCGGCGACGTGCGCGAGGTGATGATCGACGGGCCGGCCGGCATCGCGCGCACGGCGCGCGGCAACCGCGCCCGCTACGAGCCGAGCCGGCGCCGGATTGTCTGGGACAATGGCGCGGTCGGGCACGTCTTCTCGTCGGAGGACCCGGAAAGCCTGCGCGGACCGCAATTCGAGGCGGCATGGTGTGACGAGCTGGCCAAGTGGACGAACGCCGACGAGACGTTCGATATGCTGCAGTTCGGGCTGAGGCTGGGCATACAACCACGGCAGATGATCACCACGACGCCGCGGCCGGTCAGGCTGGTGAGGAAGCTCATGACCGACCCGTTGGTGACGAGGAGCAAACTCACCACGTCCGGCAACGCCTCCAATCTCGCGCCGGGCTTCGTGGCGGCGGTCACGGACCGCTACGGCGCCACAAAGCTCGGCCGGCAGGAACTCGACGGCGAGCTGGTCGAGGACCGTGAGGACGGGCTGTGGACGCGCGACCTGATCGAGCGGGCATTCGCGGCCGAGGTGCCGGAATTGCGGCGCATCGTCGTGGCGGTCGACCCGCCGGCGAGTGCCAGGCGCAGCTCCGACGCCTGCGGTATCGTCGCCGCCGGACTGGACGGCGAGGGCAAAGTTTTCGTGCTGGCCGACGCTACCGTGAAGGCGGCGCGGCCGCAGGACTGGGCGGGTGCGGCGGTGGCGCTGTTCCATCGCCTGCAGGCCGACACGATCGTGGCCGAGGTGAACCAGGGCGGCGACATGGTGAGCGCGGTGATCCGCGCCGCCGATCCGCTCGTGCCGGTGAAGGCGGTCAGGGCGATGCGCGGCAAATGGATCCGCGCCGAGCCGGTGGCGATGCTCTACGAGCAGGAGAAGGTTCGGCATGCCGGCCGCTTCCCGGCGCTGGAGGACGAGATGTGCGACTTCGGCCCCGACGGGCTCTCCGGCGGCCGCTCGCCCGACCGGGTGGATGCGCTGGTCTGGGCGGTGAGCGAGCTGCTTCCCGGCCGGACGGGGGAGCCGAGGGTGAGGAATTTGAGCGAATAGCGAATAGCGAATAGCGAGGATCGGTTCGGACGGGAACAAGTCAATGAAATAGTTCCCTATTCGCTACTCCCTATTCGCTATTCGCTCCAATCGAGGATCGCCGATGCAATGGAACTGGCCCTGGCGCCGCGGCGCCCGGAACGGAGCGGCCGTGCCCGAACGCAAGGCCGGCTGGTCGGGCGGCTTCGTCGCCCTGCATGTGCAGGCCGAGGCCGGCTGGACGAGGCGGGACTATGCGACGCTGGCGCGCGAGGGGTTCATGAAGAACCCGGTCGTGCACCGCTGCGTGCGGCTGGTCGCCGAGACCGCCGCCGCCGTGCCGTGGCTGCTCTACGAGGGCGGGGCGGAGATGTCGCGGCATCCGCTGCTCATGCTCATGGAGCGGCCCAATCCCAGGCAGGCCGGCGCCAGTTTTCTCGAGGCGCTTTACGGCCATCTGCTGATTTCCGGCAACGCCTATGTCGAGCTGGTCGAGGCGGGCGGCGACCTGCGCGAGCTGCATCTGCTGCGGCCGGACCGGGTCGGCGTCGTCTGCGACGGGCAGGGATGGCCGGTGGCGCTGGAGCACCGGACGGACAAGGCCAAGCGCGTGGTGCCGCTCGGCGGCGCCACGGCCGGCGGGGCGCTGCAGCTGTCGCTGTTTCATCCGCTCGACGATGTCAGAGGCTTTCCGCCGCTGGAGGCGGCGCTGATGGCGCTCGACACGCACAATGCGGCCGGGCGTTGGAACAAGGCGCTGCTCGACAATTCCGCGCGCCCCTCCGGCGCTCTGGTCTACGCGCCGAAGGAGGGCGGCAATCTTACCGATGAGCAGTTCGAGCGGCTGAAGGCCGATCTGAGCGAAGAGTATACGGGCGCGGCCAAGGCCGGAAAGCCGCTGCTGCTGGAAGGCGGGCTCGACTGGAAGGCGATGGGCCTGTCGCCCAAGGACATGGACTTCATCGAGGCGAAGCATTCCGCCAGCCGTGACATCGCGCTGGCCTTCGGCGTGCCGCCGATGCTGCTCGGCATTCCCGGCGACAACACCTACGCCAATTACCAGGAGGCCAACCGCGCCTTCTACCGCATGACCGTGCTGCCGCTGGTGGCGCGCACCGTGCGCGAATTCTCCGCCTGGCTGGCGCCGGCCTTCGGCGACGGGCTGCGGGTGGCCTATGACGCCGACCAGGTGGACGGGCTGGCGGCCGAGCGCGAGGCGCTGTGGGCGCGGGTCGGGGCGGCAGAGTTTCTCACCGACGACGAGAAACGCGAGGCGGTGGGATACCAGCCGCGAGGAGCGGGATCGTGACGGCGTCAGCGTGCCTTGCCCGCCGATTTTGCAATGAAGGTCACTCCGGACAGGCCCTCGAAATGCGAATCGCAGGTCAACAGCTCGGCCTCGTTCTGCAGGGCGGTGGCGTATACGATCGCGTCGGCCGTCGCGAGCTTGTGCCTGCTGCAGAGTTCGGTCGCCAGAAGCGCTATCTTCGTATCGAGCGGCACGACCCGGCACATTTGCGTGAAGGCGATCACCTGATCGGCCTTGTCCTCGCCCACCTCGCGGGTCAGCCATTTCGCCAGTTCGAGCTGGACGATCGTCGGCACCAGCCAATCTTCACGCGCCGGGATCGCGGCTTCCACGGCCTTGCCGGCCGGCGATGCGATCAACCATTCGATCCAGGCCGACGTGTCGACGAGGCGCATCAGAACCTGTCTTTGCGGTCGCGGTAGTCCCTTGCCTTCGCGCCTTTCGCGATGCCGGCGAGTTCCGCCGGTTTCGGCACCGGCACGAGCAAGACGCCGGCTCCCTTTGGGATGAAGGCGAACTCCTGGCCTGCCTGCCACCGGTGGGCCGCACGCACGGCCTTCGGGATGGATATCTGGAATTTGGCCGAGAGCGTGGCGATGTCGGGCATGGTCGTACCTGGCACTGATCGATCGATGCTCCGTAAGAAATAGCATCGATCGATGTCTTTCGAAAGGGCAGTAGGGCAGTAGGGCAGTAGGGCAGTAGGGCAGTAGGGCAGTAGGGCAGTAGGGCAGTAGGGCAGTAGGGGGCTCTTTTCCGAGCCGGCTCCGTCTCCGGATTGGAACGCCTGCCGCCCATCTCATCGGAAACCCCCAATGACAGACATCAACGAGGCGGCCTGGCTGTGGGTCGCCAAGGGAGCCGGCGCGGTCGCGGGCTCGGCGATCTCGCTCGCCTACATGCTGCCGGCCGGGCGGCGCGAGGCGGCGGTGCGCTTCGCCGTCGGCCTGGTCTGCGGCCTCGTGTTCGGCGGCACCGCCGGCCTCAAGATCGCCGCCGAGCTCGGCATCGGGCACATGCTCGGCGCCGGCGAGACGGCGCTGATGGGCGCGGCCGCGGCCAGCCTGTCGGCCTGGTGGGGGCTGGGCTTTCTCAAGCGCGCCTTCGGCAACGGCCTGATCGGCCGGATTTTCAGGAACGGGAGCGACAGATGAGCGAAAGACGCAGCGGCGCCTGCGAGCGCAAATATGCCGGCCTGGCGCTGAGCGAGGTCGAGGCCGACGGTGCCTTCTCCGGTTATGCCAGCCTGTTCGGCGCCATCGATCTCGGCAAGGACATGATGATGCGCGGCGCCTTCGCCCGCTCCATCAGCGAGCGCGGCGCGGCCGGCGTGCGCATGCTCTACCAGCACGATCCGGGCGAGCCGATCGGCGTGTGGACGGAACTCAAGGAGGACGCGCGCGGCCTGTTGGTGCGCGGGCGGCTGGCCAGGAATGTCGGCCGCGCCCGCGAGGTGCTGTCGCTGATGCGCGCCGGCGCCCTCGACGGCCTGTCGATCGGCTTTCGCGCGGTGAAGGCGCACAACGACCCGACGACCGGCATCCGTCGCATCGTCGAGGCGGATCTGTGGGAGATCTCGGTCGTCACCTTTCCGATGCTGCCCGGCGCGCGCGTGCAGTCGGTGAAGGGCGGCGGGTTGCCGACCGCCCGCACTTTCGAACGCTGGCTCACGCGCGATGCGGGGCTGACGCATGGCGAGGCCCGCACGGTGATCGCCAAGGGCTACGCCACCCTGTTGGCGGCGCGGGACGCCGCCCCCGGGTCGACCGCCGACCTCGTGAACCGGCTTCGCGAGGCTACACGCATGATGCAACGAGCAAGGACAGTGAGACCATGACTGACATGACGGGCCCGCACGGGCTGGAAACCAAGTCGGCGCGGGATGCCGACATCGCCGATGCCTTCGGCGAGTTCATGACCACCTTCGAGGCGTTCAAGGCCTCCAACGAGGAGAAGCTGGCTGATATCGACCGGCGGCTCGGCGCCGACGTCGTGACCACCGACAAGGTGGAGCGCATCTCGACGGCGCTCGACGAGCAGAAACGCCGGCTGGACGATCTCGCGCTGAAGCGCCTGCGCCCGCCGCTGGGCGACGGGGGACGACGGGCCGCACCCTCCGAGCACAAGGCGGCTTCGATGCCTATCTGTGCCGCGGCGACGAGCGGGCGATGCGCGCGCTCGACGTGAAGGCGATGTCGGCCGGCTCGGGTGCCGACGGCGGCTACCTGGTGCCGGAGGAGATCGAGGTGGAGATCGGCAGGCGGCTTTCGCAGATATCGCCGATCCGCGGAATCGCCTCGGTGCGGCAGGTGTCGTCGGCGGTGCTGAAGAAACCGTTCTCGATCGGCGGGCCGGCCGTCGGCTGGGTGGCGGAGACCGCGGCGCGGACGCAGACCAATTCGCCGACGCTCGACGAGCTGCAGTTTCCGACGGCGGAGCTCTATGCCATGCCGGCGGCGACGCCGACGCTGCTGGAGGACGCCGTGGTCGACCTCGACCAGTGGATCGCGGCCGAGATCGAGATCGCCTTCGCCGAGCAGGAGGGCGCGGCCTTCGTCATCGGCAACGGCACCAACAAGCCCAAAGGCTTTCTCGCCTACGACACCGTGGCGGAGGCGAGCTGGACCTGGGGCGATATCGGCTACATCGCCACCGGCGTCGCCGGCGCTCTGCCGGCGAGCAACCCGTCCGACAAGCTGATCGACCTGGTCTATGCGCTGAAGGCGGGATACCGGCAGAACGCCAGCTGGGTGATGAACCGCAAGACGCAGGCGGCGATCCGCAAGCTGAAGGATGCGGACGGCAACTATCTGTGGCAGCTGCCGGCGACGCCGGGAAGCCGCGCAATGCTGATGGGTTTTCCGCTGGTCGAGGCCGAGGACATGCCGGACGCCGGCACCGACACCACGCCGATCGCCTTCGGCGACTTTTCCCGCGGCTATCTGGTGGTCGACCGCACCGGGGTGCGCGTCCTGCGCGATCCGTATTCGGCGAAACCCTACGTGCTGTTCTACACGACCAAGCGCGTCGGCGGCGGCGTGCAGGACTTCGACGCGATCAAGCTGATGAAATACGGCACGACGTAAGCCTGCCGGAAAATCCGCCATGCCGGCCCGCAAATGGCGTTCTTGTAAGGCGCAAGATCGAAGTCCCGGAACGCACGCGCAGTTCAAATGGCACAAGTGGCGTACCGGGCGATCGACAGCGCAAGTTCGGATGGCACCAAAGATAGCCAGTATGCGCCTAAAAAGTCAGGCAACCTTTGCTAATTATTCAGGCATTTCGCCGTGTATAGAGAGGATTCGTGGTGAAGCAGTGTTGCTGGCCGCAGGTCCCCTCTTACGACGCGATACGGCACAACGACAAAGTGCAGTTGCCTCATCGACGGGTAGTCTCCCCAAGGAATGCCCAGCCATCATTAGAGTTCCGATTTTGGTCGAGCAAAACCGAAAAAACTTATTAAATTACAATGATTTACGGGGAAATCACGCCTGGACGGACGACCGAGGCCTCGGCGGCGGGTCGTCTTGAAGCTTACGACCGGAACTGTCGCATCCGCCGCGACAGGAACGAACAGACTTCAGATCACAACGAAATCGGCATTGGTGATGCCGAGCCCAGGGCCGACCTTGGCAAAGAGCACGGCGCCGCCGGCTGCGTTGCCGTTGGCGTCGTAATAGAGCTCGCCCGTGTCTGTCTCGTAGATGATCCGGTCGGACGAATCCTGCGCGAGCCCTGTAGTGTTCGCCCGAAAAGCAGCTGCGCTCAACGTCCCGAGTGTCGTCAGTGAGGCAAAATAAGCATTGTCGAGTCGGATTGTGTCATCAACAGCGCGAAAGTCCGTGATGGTGTCGACATTGCTTGTGCCGCTTAGCGCCGAAGCGAAGACGAATTGATCTTTGCCGGAACCGCCGGCAAGGGTGTCGTTGCCCCGGTAGCCCTTGATGGTGTCGTTGCCGGCACCGCCGGAGATGACGTTGACGCCGTTGGTGCCGTACAAGGTGTCGGAAAAATCTGAGCCGGTCAGGTTCTCGACCGAATTGAAGGTGTCTCCCTTGGCGTCGCCAGTATTGAGCGAAGCGTTGGCGAGGCTGACAGTGATGCCCGCTTTTGATGTGGTGTAGGCCGCGCGGTCGCTGCCGAGGCCGCCGCTGAGATAGTCGGCGCCGGCACCGCCCATAAGCGTGTCATTACCGTCGCCACCGAACAGGCGGTTGTTGCCGGCCCCCGAATAGAGGCGGTCGGTGCCGGCTTGGCCGAACACGTCGCCGTCCACGGTACCGAGCCGGCCATCATAAAGGTCGTCGCCGCCGCCGAGCAGGATGTCGCCGATCATCCTGCCGCTGTTGGCGATCAGGTCCTTGCCTGCAACTGCCTGCTGATTATATTCCCCATAGGAAGCGGTCCCGCCGCTTATGGTGCCGGAATTGTTCAGGATAATCGTCTCGGTACCGCCTCCCACTCGCGCCACACCAATGGTTCCACCGTCGATCAAACCGGTGTTGATGACCGTCGAAGCAGTGCTGGCGCTGACCCCGGTCAAAATGACGGCAAAGCCACTCGAACTCACCGTGCCGTGATTGACAATTTCGGCCTTGGTTCCCCAAGACGCAATGCCGCTGTCGCTGGCTGAGCCTACCGACCGAACATAAGCGCCCTCGCTGACTGTGACTTTGTTATTCGAATCGTTCGAAGGGTCAGCCCCAAGCCAGATCGTATCGTAGACGCCAGTGACCGCTCCATCGACAATCACCTCATGGTTGCTGCCAAAACCCCGGATAGTTGTGTCGCCTGTGGAGGCAATTGCTACGCCGCGCATGATGAGAGCGCTGTCTGTTTCGCCCAGCGCCGCGACGGTCGTAACCTGACTAGTGGAAAGCGGAACTTGCCATGCCATGGTGATCCTCCGTTTTGCTATGTCCTCGAAGAAAGACTACTGTTTAGGATGCCTGGTCCGGCCCGCCTCAGTCCGGAAATGCCGTCCTGGTCATCTTTGTTTCCAAACCCGAACAGGATGATCATACCATGTCCATTGAACTCTGGGCATTCGGCAGGTGCACCGACACGAATACGGTGAGTAGAGCAGCAAAGCTACAGGGGGAACTATGTCGGAACGCGGCCGCCGCTTGTTCGATAAATATGTCGAAGAGAGCTTGTCGCACCCCGATCTAGCGGTGCTTGGCTTGGAGAGCCATGTCCACCTGCTTATCTCTGATACCATGGAGGCCGGGATATCGACGCGCGAGATCGCTGAAGAAGTGGGACCTCTCGTTCAGGCGATCACCAAGGGCAGTGAGGCAAACATAAGTCGCCACCCACGCGGCAAGCCACCTTCGCTACCAGCCCCGTTTCGCAGGTAATTTCAGTGCACTGAAGTTGCGCGCGGCGCCATTTGATTTGCGCGCTACAGTTCTGCCGCGCTCCGGTGCCGTGTGCTCGACCTACGCTCCGCGCGGTGCTCGCCGAACACCATTTTCGCCGGGCTGGCGAATTTTCTCCTGGGCAGGTCTGGAACTGCCAGAAACGGCACCTAGCCGACGGCGATCACCTCTCCTTGCGCCTCCGGTCCGCAGGTGCCGTCGCGGCCCCGGTTCCTCCCGCCGGGGCCGCTTCCATTTCTCACAACGAGGTCGTTCCATGGCATTGCTGCGCACCGCCGAGCCGACGGTCGAGCCCGTGACGCTGACCGAAGCCAAGGCGTTCCTGCGGCTTTCAGGATCGGCCGAGGACGGGCTGATCGAGGGCCTGATCCGCGCCGCCCGCGAGGACGTCGAGCGGGCGACGGGCCTGGCGCTGATCGACCAGGCGTGGCGGCTCGCCATCGACTGCATCCCGCGAAGCGATATTGTGCTGCTGATGCGCCATCCCGTGCGCGAGATCATCGCCGTCACCGCCTACGGCACCGAGGGCGAGGCCTCGCTGGTCGGCGCCGGCGACTACCAGGCGGACGTGGTGTCGCGCCCGGCGCGGCTCTTGTTCATCAGGCGCCCGCAGCCGATGCGGGCGATGAACGGGCTGGACATCGATTTCCGCGCCGGCTTCGGCGAGGCGGGTACCGACGTGCCCGACCTGCTGCGCCGGGCGATCCTGGTGCTGGCGGCGCACTGGTACGAGTTCCGGGCGAGCTACGGCCCCGACGAGCAGCCGGTTTCCTACCCGCCGGCCTACGAGCGGATGATTGCGAGCTACCGCGACCGGAGGATCTGATGCGGGCGACCTTCATCGATCCCGGCTCGCTGCGGCATGAGCTGTCGCTGCAGGCTCCCGCCCCGGCCGGCGACGGCATGGGCGGCCACGTGACCGGATGGCAGGAAGTCGCCACCGTGTTCGGGCAGATCGAGCCGGTTGCGCAGGCGGCGCGCTTCGGTGCCGGCCAGACGCTGGAGGAGCATACGCACCGCGTCACCATCCGCCATCGCGAAGGCGTGGCGAGCGGCATGCGGCTCGTCCGGCAGAACCGCGTCTTCGCGATCGTTATCGTTCAGGACCCCGACGAGAGCGGCCGCTACCTCGTCTGCCGCGTCAAGGAGACCGGCGCATGAACCTTGCCATGAGACTGACGCTCGACGGCTTGATTCGCGCGTTGAGATTGCAGGCGCAAAGGCTTGCGGAAGATGTGGAATTCCCGGATGCTGCAACCTTGGGAGGTGGTGTGTCCGCTGGCGATCGCCCCGAGCGTTCGCGAGCCGCCACGAGGGGCAATGACGATGACATCCGCCGCGGCTGAGCTGCAGAAATCCGTTTTCGCCACGTTGGCCGGCGACGGCGCGCTGTCCGCGCTGCTCGGCGGCGGCAAGGTCTACGACCATGCGCCGGCGCATGTGGCGTTCCCCTACATCACCTTCGGCCGCACCAGCGCCTTCGATTGGAGCACCGGCACCGAAATCGGCACCGAGCACCTGTTCACGCTGCATATCTGGTCGAAGAGCCAGGGCAAGAAGGAGGCGCTGGCGATCATGGAGCGGGCACAGGCGCTGCTCGACGATGCGCCGCTTGCGATGACGGGTTACCACCTGGTCAGCATCCGGCTGGAATTCTCGGAAGTGCGCTTCGACGAGGATATTTCCGTGCATCACGGGCTGCTGCGGTTCCGGGTGCTGATGGAAGAGGCGGCTTAGCTCTCTGCTCGAGGGGTGCGAAGCTGGCGGATACGTAAGCCCGCCGGGGCTCCGCTGGAACGTCGAGCCCGGCCTGGACCGACCCCACCCGGCCGCTTCGCGGCCACCCTCCCCTCGAGGGGGAGGGATTGCGCCGCGCATTTCAACAACCACCAGGACACGAACATGGTCGCACAGAAGGGCAAGGACCTCCTGCTCAAGATCGATCTCGACGGGCTGGGCAACTTCGTCACCGTCGCGGGGCTGCGCTCGCGGCGGCTGGCCTTCAACAGCGAGACCGTCGACGTGACCGATGCCGATTCGGCCGGGCGCTGGCGCGAGCTGCTCGCCGGCAGCGGCGTGCAGCGCGCCTCGGCGAGCGGCTCGGGCATCTTCAAGGATGCGCAATCGGACGCGGCTATCCGCTCGCGTTTCTTCTCCGCCGAGATCGTCGACTGGCAGCTAGCCATTCCAGGCTTCGGCCTCGTCGAGGGGCCGTTCCAGATCACCGCGCTCGAATATGCCGGCAGCCATGACGGCGAGGTGACCTTCGAGATCGGGCTGGAATCGGCCGGCGCAATCAGCTTCGCGGCCGCGCCATGAGCGTCAACCGGCGCCGCGGCGAGGTGGCGGCGGACCTCGACGGCCAGAGCTATCGCCTCTGCCTGACGCTCGGCGCGCTGGCGGAGCTGGAAGCGGCCTATGCCGCCGACGATCTCGGCGCCCTGGTCGAGCGCTTCGCCACCGGGCGGCTTTCGGCGCGCGACCTGATCCGCATCGTCGGCGCAGGCCTGCGCGGTGCCGGCAATTCCGTCACCGACGAGGAGGTGGCGACGATGCAGGCGGCCGACGGCGCGGCGGGTTTTGCGCGCATCGTGTCGGAACTGCTTGCCGCCACCTTCGGGACGAAGGAAGCGACGCCACACCCTTGACGGCCGCAGCGGGTGCGGGCGAGCCCTCGCGGGGGACATTCCCGTGGGACACGGTGATGGCCGTGGGGTTCGGCCTGCTGCGGCTTTCTCCCGAGAATTTCTGGTCGATGACGCCGCGCGAGATGGAGCGGGCGATGAGCCTGTACGGCTACGCGCTGAACGCCGCTCCGGCGCGCCGCGACCTGGCGGCGCTGATGACCCAGTTTCCGGACTGATGCCAAGTCTACCCGACAGCCCGAAATGAACGCAAAAAAAACGGCGGAAGTGCCGGGGACAGTTTACTTTTTTCGGCCTGCGCGACTTCTGAACCGCTGCGGCCTTTCTGCCGAAACAAAGTAAACTGTCCCCTGCGGTTCCGTCGGATTGACCTAAGGAGGCCGGCATGGCCGAGACCGTCACCGTCGCGATCGAGGCGGATACCGAGCCGTTCCTGACGGCGCTGGACAATCTGCAAAGGCTGTCGGCGGGCTTCGGCTCGCAGCTTGCGGGCGCGCTGCGCGGGGCGGTGGTGGACGGCAAGGAGCTCGACAGCGTGCTGCGCCGCATCGCGCTGAACCTCGCCGGCATGGCGCTGAACCAGGGGCTGCAGCCGCTGCAGTCGCTGTTCGGATCGTTGTTTTCGAATATCGGCGGCGGTTTGCTGCCCTTCGCCAAGGGCGGCGTCGTGCCGTTCGCTTCCGGCGGCGTGGTTTCGGCGCCGACCTATTTTCCCGCCGGCGGCCGGCTGGGCCTGATGGGCGAGGCGGGGCCGGAGGCGGTGCTGCCGCTCAGCCGCGGCGCCGACGGCCGGCTGGGCGTCGCGGCGGGCGGCGCCGCACAGCCAGTCAACATCGTCTTCAATGTGACGGCGCAGGACGCCGCCTCGTTCCGCAAGTCGGAGGCGCAGCTCACCGGGATGCTGGCGCGCGCGGTGTCGCGGGGGGCGAGGACGTTTTGAGGCAGTAGGGCAGTAGGGCAGTAGGGCAGTAGGGCAGTAGGGCAGTAGGGCAGTAGGGCAGTAGGGCAGTAGGGCAGTAGGGCAGTAGGGCAGTAGGGCAGTAGGGCAGTAGGGCTGCCACTCCCTGCAAATAACCTCCGTGAGCTTAGTTCCAGAAGGGCATGACCGTCGGCCGAATTTTCTTGACCGTCTTTGGGACCTCCGGCTCGCAGTTCTACTGCCCTACTGCCCTACTGCCCTACTGCCCTACTGCCCTACTGCCCTACTGCCCTCCAGGGAATTCACATGACCGAACTTTCCGCCTTTCATGACGTGCGCTTTCCCGTCGCCGTGTCGTTCGGGGCGACCGGCGGGCCGGAGCGGCGCAACGAGATCGTGGCGCTGACCTCCGGGCGCGAGAAGCGCAACGCCCGCTTCGCGCAGTCGCGCCACCACTACGACGCCGGCACCGGCGTGCGCTCGCTGGCCGACCTCTATGACATCGTCGACTTCTTCGAGGCGCGGCGCGGCTCGCTGCACGGCTTCCGCTTCCGCGACCCGTTCGACATGAAATCGTGCCGTGCCGACCAGGCGCCGTCCGACGCGGACCAGGTGCTCGGCACCGGCGACGGCAGCAGGGCGCGGTTTGCCCTGGTCAAGCGCTACGGCGACGGGGCTGGCTCCTATGTCCGGCCGATCCGCAAGCCCGTGATCGAGACGCTGCGGGTGGCGGTGGCGGGCAGCCCGCAAGCGGCGCCGGGCGACTACGGTTTCGACGAGGCGACGGGCGATATCGTGTTTGTACCGGCAGCCGTGCCGGGCGCGGGCGAGGTTGTGACGGCCGGTTACGAGTTCGACGTGCCGGTGCGCTTCGACACCGACCGGCTGGAGGTGGGCATCAGCGCCTTCAAGGCCGGCCGCATCCCCTCGATCCCGCTGGTGGAGGTGCAGCTTTGAGCGTCTATCCGGAGGCATTGGCCGCGCATCTCGACGGCGAGACGACGACCGTCTGCCATTGCTGGCGGCTGACGCGGCGCGACGGCACGGTCAGGGGATTTACCGACCACTACCGGCCGCTCACGGTGGATGCTGCCGATTTCCGGCCGCTTACCGGCTTCAGCGCAACGGAGGCACGCGACACTCTGGGCCTGGCGATCGACACGGTGGACGTCGAGGGCGCTTTGTCCTCCGACGAAATCGACGAGGCCGACATCGCGCGGGGGCTCTATGACGGGGCGACTGTCGAGACGCTGCTGGTCAACTGGGCCGAGCCGTCGCAGTTCGCCGTGCTGCGCAGTGCCACGATAGGCAAGATCACGCGGCGCGACCACGCCTTCGTCGCCGAGCTGAAGAGCCGCGCGCATGCGCTGGACCAGGTCAACGGCCGGCATTTTTCCAAGAGATGCGATGCCGAGCTGGGCGATGGCCGCTGTCGTTTCGCGCTCGATCAGCCGGCGTTTTCCGGCAGCGGCACGGTGCTGGCCGCATCCACTCCCGACCTGCTGACGGTTTCGGGCCTGGACGGATTCGCATCCGGCTGGTTCTCGCTCGGGCGTGTCGAATGGACCACCGGGGCGCTGGCCGGCCGGGTCTCGCATGTGACGAGCCATGTGAAGGACCAGACCGGCGTCTGTCTGGCGCTCCAGCCGGGCGAGGGCGTAGCCCCGGAACTCGGCGACGGCTTCGTCGTCCGGGCCGGCTGCGACAAGGCTTTTTCCACCTGCAAGGAAAAGTTCGGCAACGCGCTGAACTTCCAGGGCTTTCCGCATCTTCCCGGCAATGACGCGGCCTATGGCTACGCCGTCGACGGCGACGTGTTCGACGGCGGACCGCTGGTGCCATGAACATGGGCGCGGGATACGACGCGGCGGAGCGGATCGTCGCCGAGGCGTTGGGCTGGGTCGGTACGCCCTACCGGCACCAGGGATCACGCAAGGGCGTGGGCTGCGACTGCCTCGGCCTGCTGCTCGGCGTCTGGCGAAGCGTCTACGGGACCGTCCCGGAGGACCCCGGCCCCTATGCGGCCGACTGGGCCGAGGCCGGCGGCGAGGACCGCCTGCTTGAAGCGGCACGGCGGCACTGCCGCGAGAAGCCGGCCGGCACGGCGGCCGCCGGCGACCTGCTGCTGTTCCGCTGGCGCGCAAGTCTGCCGGCAAAACATGCGGCGATCCTGATCGCGCCCGACCGCTTCGTGCACGCCTACGAGGGCAGCGCGGTGGTGGTGAGCCCGCTGGTGCCGCAATGGCGAAAGCGCATCGCCGGGGTTTTCGCCTTTCCCGACATCTCGACGCCTGATCGTCAGGGCTGATCCATGGCAGTTCTTCTCCTGCAAGCCGCCGGCGCCTATCTCGGCGGGCTGTTCGGCTCGTTCGGCGCCACCATCGGCACCGCCGCCGGGGCGCTCGCCGGCTACACGCTCGACCGCGCCCTGCTCGACGGGACACGTCGGATCGAGGGACCGCGGCTTTCCGGCGCTCGCCCGCTGACGGCCGAGGAGGGGGCGCCGGTGCCGCGGCTCTACGGCACGGCGCGGCTGGGCGGCGTGGTGATCTGGGCGACGCGCTTCGAGGAGGTCACGACCACCCGCCGGCAGGGCGGCAAGGGTGGCACCAAGGTCACCGAATACAGCTATTTCGGCAACGCCGCCTTCGGCCTGTGCGAGGGCGAGATCGCCGGCGTGCGGCGCGTCTGGGCCGACGGGCGCGAGCTGGATCTCACCAAGCTCGAGATGCGGGTTCACAGAGGTACTGCCGACCAGCCGCCCGATCCGCTGATCGCGGCAAAGCAGGGCGGGGCCAATACGCCGGCCTATCGCGGCCTTGCCTATGTCGTGTTCGAGCGGCTTCCGCTCAACGACTACGGCAACCGCATCCCGCAGATGCAGTTCGAGGTGCTGCGCCCGGTGGGCGAGCTGCGCGACGGCATCCGCGCCGTGGCGCTGATTCCGGGTTCGACCGAATACGGGCTCGACCCGCGGCCGGTCATGAAAAGGCTGCGGCCGGGCGAGACAGTGCCGGAAAACCGGCATGTGCTGTTCGGTGCGGCCGACATCACCGCCTCGCTCGACGAATTGCAGGCGCTTTGCCCCAACCTCGCCGACATCGCGCTGGTGGTCTCCTGGTTTGGCGACGATTTGCGCGCCGGCCACTGCACCGTGCGGCCTGGCGTGACCAAGGCGACCGGCGTCAATTTCTCGAAACCATGGAGCGTGTCCGGCGTCGGGCGCGGCGGCGCCAGGCTGGTGTCCTCGCATGGCGGAGGATCGGCCTATGGCGGCACGCAGACCGACGCCTCAGTCGTCGCCGCGATCCGCGAGATCAGGGCGCGCGGGCTGAAGGTGACGCTCTATCCCTTCGTCATGATGGACGTGCCGCCCGGCAACGAGCTGCCCGACCCTTATGGCGGGACGGAGCAGGCGACCTATCCCTGGCGCGGCCGCATCACCTGCTTTCCCGGGCCAAACCAGGGGGAGTCCGCGGACAAGACCGCGGCAGCGCGCTTGCAGGTCGAGGCATTTTGCGGGGCGGCCGAGCCGGCGGATTTCTCCATCGACGACGAGACGGTCGAGTTCGACGGCTCCGCGGGCGACTGGGGATTTCGCCGGCTGGTGCTGCACTACGCGCATCTGGCGCTGGCGGCGGGCGGCGTCGACGCTTTCCTGGTCGGCTCGGAGATGCGCGGGCTCACCACATTGCGCGACGGAGCGAACGCCTTTCCCTTCGTCGAGACGCTTTGCGAACTGGCCGACGCGGCGAAGGCGCTGCTCGGGCCGGAGACGGCGATCTGCTACGGTGCCGACTGGACCGAGTATTTCGGATACCGTCCCACCGACGGCTCGGGAGACGTGTTCTTCCATCTCGACCCGCTGTGGGCGCGGCCGTCGATGGCCGCCGTCGGCATCGACAATTACATGCCGCTGTCGGACTGGCGCGACGCCGACTATTTTTCCGGCAATCCGGACAGCGCCAGCGGACCCTACGATCCCACGGCGCTGCGGGCGGCGATCAATTCGGGCGAGGGCTTCGACTGGCATTATGCCGGCTTCGCCGACCGCCAGGCGCGGCTGCGCACGCCGATCACCGACGGCGCCTACGAAAAGCCGTGGGTGTTCCGCTACAAGGATCTGGTCGGCTGGTGGTCGAACCCGCATTTCAACCGGATAGGCGGCGTGGAACTGCCGACGCCGACCGACTGGGTGCCGCGCGGCAAGCCGATCTGGCTGACGGAACTGGGCTGCCCGGCGGTCGACAAAGGGCCGAACCAGCCCAACGTCTTCGTCGATCCGAAGTCGAGCGAGAGTTTTACCCCCTATTTCTCCAGCGGCGGCCGCAGCGACCTGGCGGTCAAGCGTTTTCTCGAGGCGCACGCCTCGCATTGGGATCCGGCGAGCCCAGGCTTCCGGCCGGCCGACAACCCGCTCTCGCCCGTCTATGGCGGGCGCATGCTCGACCATGAAAGGATCTATGTCTGGTGCTGGGACGCGCGGCCTTTCCCGGCCTTTCCGCTGCAGGCGGACGTGTGGGCGGATGGCGCCAACTGGCAGCTCGGCCACTGGCTGAACGGGCGGCTGGAGGGGCCGGACGCCGGCTCGCTGATCAACGCCATCCTCGCCGACCACGGATTGCCGCCGGCGGATGCGAGCGAGGCCGACGGCTGCCTGCACGGCTATGTCGTCGACGAGCCGGGCTCGGCACGGGCGGCGCTCGAGCCGCTGGTCGATCTGTTCGATCTCGCCGTCCGGGAGGAGCCCGGCGGGCTGGTGTTCCGCTCGGCACGGGCGCGCACGGCCGCGCCGCTGACGATCGAGGCGATGGTGGTGGAGGACGGCGCCGCCACCGTCGAGCGGACGCGAGCGCCCGATCACGAGCTTCCCGTCGAGGCGGTTCTCGCTTTCCGCGATCCGCTGGCGGCGTTCCAGTCGGCTTCCGTGCGTTGCCTGCGGGCGGGCGCGGCGGGAAAGCGCCAGCAGACAGTGAGCTTTCCCGGCGTGCTGGAGCGCGAGCAGGCGCAGGCGCTCGCCGCCGACTGGTTGGCCCGCGCCTGGGCCGGCCGCGAGACCGTGGCGTTCTCGGCCGCAAGCTACCGGCAGGGGCTGGAGCCGGGCGCCGTCATCCGGCTGCCGGGGCCGGACATCTCCGAATATCTGGTGACGGAGGTCGAGGACGGGCTGGTGCGGCGACTGAAGGCACGCCGCATCGAGCGGGCCGCGCCGTCCGTGTGGGCCACTGTTCCGCCGGAGACGCAGCCCGGCCCGGTGATCGAGGCCGGCCAGCCGCATGTGCTGTTCCTCGACCTGCCGGGCCGCGCCGCGACGACCGCGCCGCAGGACCATTTCCGCGTTGCCGCCTGGCAAAGGCCGTGGCGCAGCCAGGTGCTGCTCGCCTCGCCGGACACGACCGGCTTTTCGCAGCGCGCGACGATCGACCGGCCGGCCGATCTGGGTGAACTCGCAGACCCGTTGCTGCCGGGCGCTTTCGAGGGGCGGGTCGACCGGTCGACGGCGCTTCTCGTCACGCTGTTCGATGCCGAGGCCGAAAGCGTCAGCCGGCTGCAGCTGCTCAACGGCGGCAACGCAGCGGCGGTGCTGGCCGCCAACGGCGTCTGGGAGGTGCTGCAGTTCGAGACGGCCGAAGAAATCGCGCCGGATCTGTGGCGGCTCGCCAAACTTCTGCGCGGCCAGCTCGGCACCGGCGATGCAATGGCGGCGGGCGCGGCGGCCGGCGCGCCGTTCGTCCTGCTCAACGAGCGGGTGAGGGCCGCCGGGCTGATGAGCGGCGAGATCGGGCTGCCGCTGAACTGGCGGGTCGGTCCGGCCGGCGCGGTGCTGTCCGTCGAGACCTTCTCCAGCCATTCCGGCACCGGTGGCCTGCGGGCAAGGCTGCCGCTGGCGCCGGTGCATCTGAGATGCCGGAAGGTCGCGGGCGGCGACCTCGCCTTCTCCTGGGTGCGGCGCGGCCGGATCGACGCCGACGACTGGGCGGCGACGGAAATCCCGCTGGGCGAGGAGCGGCAGGAATACCGGATCGACGTCGCCGCCGTGGGCGGGCTGGTGGTGCGCAGCGTGACCGTCGTGCTGCCGGCGTGGACCTATCCGGTAGCCGAGATCCTTGCCGATTCCGGCGGGATGCCTTCGGAACTCGACGTGACGGTGCGCCAGCTCAGCCTTCCCGCCGGCTGGGGCATTCCGGCGACGCGGCGGTTCGCTCTCTGACGACCCGGCTGGCCCGGTCTCTCATGAAGATGATTCAGTGTCTGAACGGCCTGAATCGGCGTCTTCGATCTTTCCCCCAATTGCCTGAAAGGATTTGGCAAATGACCGATAGCAAACCCTGGTACCTGTCGCGCACCGTGTGGGCCGCCGTCGTCACCATCCTGGTCGCGCTGCTCGGCCTGCTCGGCGTGCCGACCGACGGCTTCGACGATGCGGCCTTCGTCGACACGCTGCTGCAGGCGGCGACGGCGGTCGCCGGCGTGGTGGCGCTGCTCGGCCGGCTGGCCGCGAGGGCGCGGATCGGGTGAGATTTTCCTGCAGAGTTGCTCCGGAATCGTTCATTCCGCGTTCAGAAGGAATGCGCTAGAAACGGCGGCATGAAACGCTTGCTTTCCCATCTCCGGTCCGGCCTTGCGGCGCTCGGCGCGGCGGGCTTCCTGGCCTCCGAAGCGGTTGCCGGTCCCGTGGCGCTGCCGCCGGTCTCCGCCGACGAGCGCCCCGTGCTGCTCGCGCAGGCGGATTGCTATGCGATCGGCCAGGAAGTGGCGGCGCAGCGCGGCGGCACGCTGGCGCGCGCCAGCCAGTCGAACCAGGGCGGGCGGCCGGTCTGCGTGATCGTCGTGCTCATCCCCGGCAAGGACGGCCAGCGGCCGCGCCGCACCGAAGTCGTCGTGCCGCTGAACTGA